TTACATCGGCACGCGCACCGTCACCTTGCGCGGGCGGGCATTGCCATTGCCGGGCACCAGCACGGTCACCACGCAGCTATTGCCATCCGGCTTGGCGGACAGAAGCTCGCCGCCGGTCTGGGCCACCACCTGCGCGGCCGCGCTGCTGCAATCGCCGCCCACCGCGACGACATCCCGCCGCGCGCCCGTTTCGACGGGCGCCGGGAGCATCAGGCTGGCCGCAAGCGCGGATATGAGAAGTGGCGAGGCCATGAACATACTTTCAGATGCGGATCAGTGTGATGCAAGCAATAAACGATCCACGCTGAATGGCAAATGAATGCGGGCCGGGGTCGGAAATGCCGCCTAGTGCACGCGCCGGCTCGCCGAAATCCGGCCGATCAGCGCCACGAGGCCGCCGACCACGCCCACCGCCGCGACGAGGAGATCGGCAAGCTCGGCCTCGTCGCCGGCCGTCACCTCGACCCCGGCGGCATGGGCGAGCGAGGCGAGAATCGCGACAAGCGCGCCCCAGACGGTGCGCGACCGGTACCAGGCTTTCACGTCGTTCATGGCTTTTCCTTTCCTAGAGGATGAGTGTCGCCTCGGCCGGCAGGCCGAGCGGCACCGCGCGGCCGAGCTGGCGCACACGGATGGAAAGCGAGCCTTGCGGCGCGCCGAAATCGGCCAGCTCGTCGGCGACCGGATAGGTGTAGGCGGGGACCGGGGTCTCGACGCTGCGCAGCACCGTTCCGCCCGCAAGGATATCCAGGCGATAGGCTTCCGCCGGTTCGTCGAGCGGGATTTCGGCGGCGAGCCAGCTATCCGAATCGATCCGCCCGCGCCGTATCCACGAGAAGCGCGCCACGCCGTCGAGCCCGCGCCGGCCGCGAAGGTGCACGGGCGAGAGCGGCGTCAAAGCCCGCTGCCCGCCGGCAAAGGCGAAGGGTCCCACCTGCCCTTCGGAAACGCCGACAGCATCGACGATCCAGTTGGAAAGCCGCCCGATCTCCTCCACATCGAGGCCGAGCGGGCGCACGGCATCGTCCAGCACCACGACCTGCGCCCCTTCGGCATGGCCGGACACCATGGCGTCCTCCGTGCCGCAAAGCGCGCGCAGCAGCCCCGTCAGCCGCCAGCGCCCCGGCGCGATCTCGCTCGCCGTGCGGAAGGCGACGATTTCCCAGGCGCCGTTTGCGCCCTCGACGGCGAGGCGGTTACCGCCGTTCAGCACGCTCACCGTGTCCACGGAAGAGAGCCCGCCCGTGGGCAGGTCGAGAAGGACCGCCCGGTCCGGGTCGAAGCGCCCGACGACGCCCGCGCCAAGCGGCTCGGCCAGCTCGCCGATCCGCGCCGGCCGGTCGAGGCGGACGCGGATGCGGTAGCCCTCGTTGGTTTCCGAGCTGGAGACGACCATGGAGCGCCACGGCCGCGCATAGGCGGCGATAGAGGCGAAATCCTGTGCCTCGCCCGAGCCGAGGACCGGCAGGTCGAGAAAGGCGATGACGGGCGAGAAGGCATCCGCCGGTCCCGCCCCGTTGACCGGCTTGCTGCCGCCGCCGACCACCAGCGGGGCCGCGCTCTCGCCCGCAGCCAGCCCCCGAGCCTCCACCTCGCGCACGAGGCCGTCCGTGATGCCGGTGATGAGGAAGCGCCCGGAAGGCCCCTCGGCGAGCCGCACCACGTCGCCGGGCGTGAAGCCAAGCGCCGTCGGCGGCAGGCGGAAGGTAACGCGGCGCTGGCCGGAGCGATGGTCGCGCAGCGCGGTCTCGACGCTCGTCGTCGCCGCGCCCGCATGCAGCACGGCCGGCAGCGAGATGCGCAGCACCCGGTCCGTGTCGCCCGCCATGCGCCGAGAGCGCGTGGTGACGCGCGGATGGGCGCTCGTCTCGTCGAAATGGTCGAGGATCGCCTCACCGGCAAGATCGCTGATATGGCCGCGCGTCTCCTCGAAGAGCGCCTCGTCCGGCCGTTCGGCAAGCACGTCGAGCCGGGTTGCCGGCAGGGCGGATTTCAGCCGCGAGCGGAAGGTGAGCCTGCCGTTCGCTTCCAGCGCGTCGATCTGGAAGGCTTCCATCAGCGGCTCGATCAGCCCGCGCGCCGAGGCCTGCTCACCCTGCACGAGGCCCGGCAGGTCGCCCACCACGCCCGAAACGTCGAAATCGGCAAAGCCGTTGTCGGTCAGGATGGCGGCGATGATGTCGGCGACGGTGCCCGCACCGAGCCGGCCGTTCAGCCAGTGCCCGCGCTGCCAGTTGAGGCCGTCCGCCCAGAGCGCGGTATTTTCCGGGAAGGCCGGATAGGGCCGCGCATCCCAGGTCCACAGGAACATGTGGCCGGGATCGATCATGCCGGCCTCCAGCCCCGCGCCCTGCCACCGGTCATGATGGGCGTCGAGGAAGCGGCGCTGCATGGAATCGCTGCGCGCCCCGCCCGAATGGTGCGGCAGCGTGTTCTCGACGCTCTTCGGGTCGAGGAAGGTCTGCGGCTGGTTGGCGCCCTTGTCGATGGCCGGGCAGCCGAGCTCGGTGAACCAGACGGGCTTGCCGCGCGGCACCCAGGCGGTCGGCGTCGGCAGTTCCGCCCCGCCCGGCCCGCGCTCGTAATGCGGATTCGCCCACCAGCCAGCAATGTCCTTGTAGCGAAAGACCCAGGGCTTTCCCGCCGCCCCGTCGCTGATCGGCCGGCGGATACGCGCCTTGCGGTCCGCATCGTCCGCATAATACCAGTCGAAGCCCTCGCCGCCGGCGATCATGCCGGCCATGCCCGCGACGTCCTCGCCGTGGCGGAAGCCGTCCGGGTTGCCGGCGAGCGTGTCGCCATCCTGCCAGTCGGCAAGCGGCATGTAGTTGTCGATGCCCACGGCGTCGATCGCCGGATGCGCCCAGAGCGCATCGAGATGATAGCGCACCTCGCCGCTGCCGTCGGCCGGCTGGTAGCCGAAGTATTCGCTCCAGTCCGCCGCATAGGTGATCTTCGTGCCGGCGCGCAGGATCGTGCGCACATCGGCCGCAAGGGTGCAGAGCCCTTCGACGAAGGGAAAGCGTCCGTCCCCGTCGCGTAGGCAGGTGAGGCCGCGCATCTCCGTGCCGATGAGGAAGCCGTCGACGCCGCCGGCCGCTTCCGCCAGCAGCGCATGGTGCAGGATCATCCGCCGGAATCCCTGGTCGCCCGAGGGCGCGACGATGTTTCCGCCCGAGACGGAAAAATGCGCCCGCTGCGCATTGCCGAGGAAGGCGGCGACCTGCGTTCGCGCCGCGCGCGTGCGGTCGGCCGAGGGCGGATGGCAGGTGATGCGTCCACGCCAGGGATAGGCCGCCTGCCCGGTTCCGCCATAGGGGTCCGGCAGGGCGTTGCCCTCCGGTATGTCCATCATCAGGAAGGGATAGAGATAGACTTCCAGCCCGCGCGCCTTGAGGTCGCGGATCGCCGCGATGACGCTCGCATCCGAGGGCGTACCGCCATAGGCCGCCGCCCCGCCGTTGCGGCTGACGAGATAGGCGCCCGCGCGCGAAACGCCCGCGACACGCCAGGCCCGCGTCTCCGTGCCGCGCGCGCGCACCTCGACGCCCGGCACCATCTTGCACTGGCCTGCCCGAAGGTCCGTGCCGAACCAGGAGACGACGAGCGCGACGCGTTCGAGATTCGGGCAGAGGCTCTGCAGGTCGTTGATCGCCGCGTGCCAGTCGGTCGCGGCGAGCACCATGTTACGGTTGAGGTGGCGGGCCGAGCCGGCGGCAAAGCGCTCGGTGACGAGCTGCGGGTCGTAGCCATGCTCCGTCGCGCCGGGAATGACCGTCACGGCGCGGATCTTCTTCTCCAGCGTGCCGACCGGCTTGACCACCTCGAAATGCAGGATGGGAATGCGGTTGCCGTAGACGTCGAGCGGAAAGCGCTCCAGCACGACATAGGCAAGCCCGCGATAGGCTGGGGCATTCCCCGCCCCCTGCTTGGCCTCGATCAGCGGATCGGGCGGCTGGTCGGGCGTGCCGGTATAAACGCGCACCGAGAGCGCCGAAAGATCGACCTCGCGCCCGTCCGCCCAGATGCGGCGGATGGAGGCGATCGGCCCCTCGCAGATGCCGACCGCGAAATTGGCGAAGTAGCGGTAGGTCTGCGTGCGCGGCCCGCTCGCCTTGCCGCCCTGGCGCTGGACGATCACCTGCTCCTCGAAGCGCGTCGCCCAGATCAGCGTGCCGCCGACGCGCGCCGTGCCGTAGACGCGGCTGATCGCCGTGCCCTCTTCGGCGCCCGGCACGCGCGCATCGGCAAGGCGCGGGCCGGAAAGGGTCCGCCCGCCGCCCATCAGCGAGCGGTCGACCGCCGAGCCGGCCAGCGCCCCGACGGCCCGGCCGACAATGGCGCCGACGGGACCGAACACGCTGCCGAGCGCCGCGCCGGCGGCCTGGAGGAGAAGTGTCGCCATGAATCAGAAGGTCTCCGGAAAACGGAAGACGCCGGCGATGCGCCGGCGCCAGGCGGGAACGAGCGGCGATTCCAGCACCGCCGCCTGCTCATAGGCATGGATGAAGCGATCCCCCGGCGTGGCGATGCCGGCATGCTTTGCCGCCATGCCGTCCTGCCAGCGGAAGACGAGGAGGTCGCCGGGGCGCAGGTCCGCCAGAGGCAGCGCCGCCCCGCAATGGCGCGCGGCCGCCTCCAGCAGCCGCTCCCTGCCCGTCCGCTCCGCCCAGTCGGGCGCATAGGGCGCCGGCACTTCCGGCTCCGCGCCGTAGAGTTCGCGCCAGACGCCGCGGATCAGTCCGAGGCAATCGCAGCCGACACCCCTCAGCGATCCCTGATGCCGGTAGGGCGTGCCGATGAAGGTCCGCGCGACGGCGACGATCCGTTTCTGGAAGTCCTCAGTCATAGAGCGGGCTCCCGTCATGCACGGTCTCGCCGTCGGCATAGCCGTAGCTGAAATCGCTGCCGGGAATATGCGGGAAACCCTGGAAATTGAGCCCGTTGCCGAATTTCGCCTTGCAGGTGGAAAAGCGTTTGTCGCAGCCCGCCGTCACCTCCAGCGTGTCGCCGACGGCGATCTCCGCCGCCATCGGCAGCCACAGCGTCAGTTCGTCCGCGCCCTCCAGCCGGCGATGGTCCTCGACATCGGCCGAAAGCCCCTTCGCCGCGCCGCTGGTGAAGGACAGTATGCCGTAGCGGAAGAAACGCTCCGCAAAACCGGAAAGCCCGCTGACCTCGACATGCATGTCGTCGCGCACCGCCGTCACGGTCGCGACCGCCCTGTAGGCCGCTAGATTCATCCCGCAGCGCGCATCGCCGAACACGGCATCGCACTGGCGCGCATAGATGCGCCCGCGCATCTGGTCGAGCCGGTGCGTCAGCCGCCGGAGCTCGACGCGGAAAAGCCCGCCCTCGCGCCGCACCTCGCCAAGTTCGGCGGTGCGCAGCAGCAGCCGCTGCGACGGGTCCTGCCAGTTGACCGTGAAGACCTCGACCTTCGCGCCGTCGTAGCGCCCGGCCGAAAGGTCCTCGGCGCGGATGGCATCGGCGGAAAAGCCGCCGGAGACGTCGCCGCCCTCGGCCGAAAGCCCGTTGCCGTCCTCCGTCTCGCTCGCCTCGAAGCCGCTGGCGGCCAGATAGGCGAGCCCGCCGAAGGAAAGGTCGCGGTCGTGGTCGGTGAAGCCCATCACCACGCCGTCGCGCCGGGTGACGCGCCAGGCGTTGCAGAGCGTCGTCGCCTCGCCGTCGAGATGGGCCTGAAGCCCCGCCGATATCTCCCTCATGGCTTGATCTCCACGAGCGGGATGGAGGGAATGCGCCCCGCGTCGAACTGCGCGAGATCGATATCGATCCGGTCGGTGTCGAAGCGCACCGGCACGTCGAATTCGAAGCCAGCCCGCACCGTGCCCGTGAGCGGCACCTTGCCGGGCTTGAAGATGATCGTCCCGGCCGTGTAGTCCACCGTATAATCCACCGCCGGCACCGGGCTGCCCGCCACCGCGACCGTCACCGTGCCGGTCGCGGGCTTGTCGATCCGGCGCACCGTCTCGCCACCCGCATCCGCATAGCGCTTGACGAGCTCAAACGTCGCCGTCGTCCCGTCCGCGGTGCCGAGGAACTGGTCCATGGCGCTGACGGCCGCGCCCGGCTCGCAGGACTTGTGGTCCACCGGATCGCGGAAGCGGAAGCCATAGAACTGCCCCGCCCGCGCCTCGAAGAAGGCGAGCACCGCGTAAAGGTCATCGACCGAGCGCACGCCCGAACCCGCATCGTAGCGCCGCCGCGCATCCTGCCAGCGGCGGTTGCGGTTCTCCCGCCCGTTGGAAAGGCTGACTATATCCGTCCGCCGTACCGGCCCGCCGCTGGTGCCGAGCGCCACCCGCAGCGGAAACCGCACCTCATGAAATCCTGCCATGTGGATATCTCCGAAATAGGCCGCAACGGCCCTTCATCCCGCTGCCGCGACCTTCTCCCCGCGAGCGGGGAGAAGGGACGGATGCACCGCCCTCCCCAGCCAACGAACGTTGCGGGACGGGAAACGCCCGCCTCTTGCGCCTTCTCTCCGCCTGCGGGGAGAAGGTGGCGGCAGCCGGATGAGGGGCAGTCCCAAGCCGCAAGCGCCGCTTACAAACTCCGCTGTCCCCGCCCCACCGCGCGGGTCAGCATGGCGGCGATCTGTCCCTCGGACTTGCGGAAGCTCGCCGCGTCCGGCGTCGTGACGTTGAAAACGATGCGCGATCCGCCGCCCCCGCCGTCCGCCGCGACGCCCAGCGCCCCGTCCGGCCCGCGCCGCAGCGGCAGGATCGCCTCCGCCCCCGCCTCGCCCATCAGCCCGAGCCCGCCGCCGCTGCCGAAATAGGTCGGCGAGGACACGACGCCGCCCTTGGCGAAGGGAGTCGCGCCGCCGAGCAGGCTTGAAATGCCGGAGCTCAACAGCCCTTCCAGCGGCTTCATGCCCACCGAAAGCGCGATGTCGCTCATGCGCAGCGCCAGCCCGCGCAGCACGCTTTCCAGCCCCTTGCCGTCCACCACCGCGCCCTTCAGCGCATTGGTGAGCGCGAAGCCGAAGGAGCGCGAGCGCGCCTCCAGATCGTCGAAGACGGTCGAAAGCGCCTCCGCCTCCGTCCGCGTAGCGGAAAGCGGGGTGTCGTTCCTGTCGGCCATGGTTCACTCCTTCTTGTCGGGAAAGGCCCGCATCAGCGCCGCCAGCCCCGCCCGGCCGGGCGTGCCGGCCGAGGGCCGCAGCAGGGCGAGCGCGAAGCCGAGTTCACGCGGCGTCATCGCCCAGAAATCCCTTGCGGGAAGCCGCATCCGGCAGAGCCCGGCATGAAGCACCGCCTCCCAGGGGAAGGCAGGCGTCTCGCCGCTCAGGCCGGATGCGGCGGCGGAGGGTTTTGCCCCGCCCCGCCGCCTCCGAACGTCGCCTGCAGTAGCTCGACGGCGATGCGGCCAAAGCCCGCCAGCCCTTCCGCTACCGCCATCGCCGCCACGTCCTCGTCGCTGAAGATATTGCCGCCGCCGCGAAGGCCCGCGCCGATGATGCGGATGAGATCCTCCGCCTTCAGCCGGCCGCTGGAAAATCGCTCGGCCAGCCCCGTCAGGCTATCGACGGCGAAGGCCGTCTCCAGCTCCGCCAGCGCACCGAGCGTGAGGCAGAGCACGCGCGTCTCGCCGTCGAGGCAGGCCTCGATCTCGCCGCGATGCCGGTTTGCCCGCGCGCCCATCAGAGCGCACCGAAGGTCAGCGCGCCGGCCGATTCCAGCGCGATCTCGAACAGCACCTCGCCGTCATGCGCGCCGGAATATTCGAGCGAGGCGATCTGGAACGGCCCCGCGACCGTGCCGAAATCCGGAATGACGATCTGCCAGCCGGCAATGGTGCCGGTGAAGAACAGCGAACGCACCAGCGCATCGGACGCCTGGTCCTTGAAGATGCCGCTGCCGGAAAGCGCCGCGCGCTGCACGCCCGCCCCGCCGAGCAGTTCGCGCCAGCGCCCCGCCGATTCCGCGTCCGTCACGTCGACGAGCGCCGCGTTGAAGGACAGGCGCTTCGAGCGCAGCCCCGCGACCGTCGCAAAGCCCGCCCCGTCATCGATCTTGAGCAGGAGGTCCCGCCCCTTCTGTGCCACCATGGCTAGGTCCTTTCCGTGAAAGAGATGTCAGGCATCCGGCTCCGTCACCGCACGAAAGCGCATTTCCGCGCGGTGGAAGCGGGACTTGCCGTCACGCCGCAGGCGCGTTTCGAGGTGGAGGAGCAGGACGAGGTGATGGCCGGCCAGAACCAGCGGCGCGTCGTGCAGCGCCGCGCGGACGGCAGCCGCGAGCGCCTGCGCCTGCCGGTGCCCCGCCGCCTCCGACCAGGCCTCCAGCGTCACGACATGGTCCTCGCCCGCCTCCGTGGCGGTCGAATGGTCCGTGCTGTCGATACCGGCGATCACCAGCAGCGGCGCGGCCGGCTCGGCAAGCCGCCTGTCGGTGATGCCCGCCGCGCCAACCAGCGATACCAGCGCCGCATCGCCCTCAAGACGGGCGAAAATGGCTTTCTGCAGGGCGGATGCCGCGCTCATGGCTTGATCTCCTCGCAGTCGCATAGCGTGTAGCGCCCCGTCTCGTCCGGGTCGCGGAAGGCGCGGATGGCGAAAAGCCGCGCGCCCTTGCGCAGCCGCATGCCGCCAGCAAGGCCCTCCCGCCGGCGCAGCCATATGCGGTGCGTCACCGACACGGGCAGCGTTCCCGCCGCCTCCTCAGCGCGCATGGCAACCGGCTCGATGGAGGCCCAAAGCGTCGCGACAGTGGCAAAGCCCACCGTCACGCCGCCCTGTCCATCCGGCACCTCCTCCGGCCGCTCCAGAACGAGGCGGGCATTCAGCCGGCCGGGATCGATGAGCGCACCCATCACAGCCTCCGCAGGCGCCAGGGCGCGACGAGCCGGTCGTAGCCCTCCGGCACCGCCCCCGGCTGGTCTTCGGCGGCGAGCACGCCGCGCAGCTCGAACATAACCGCGACATGCAGCAGCAGCGCCCGCTTCAGCGTATCCGGCACATCCGCGCCGCTCTCGCCGAAGCCGGCGGTGAAATCGATCTCGATGCCGTTCATCGCCCGCGCCGTCGCCGGACGCTCGGGCAGGATCAGCCGGGCCGGCCGCGCCGCGCCGTCGAGGACATAGCCGGCCGTATTCACGTCGACCGGCGCGCCGAAATCGTCGTAGACCGTCAGCATTTCAATGGCTTGCACCGGCCCCCTGGCAATCTGAATCACCCTGCCCTCCGGCCAGTCGTCGAGATAGAGCCGCAGCAGCCGCACGATCAGGCAAAGCCCCGTCTCGGCCTCCATATATTGGCGCGCCGCGCGGACCAGCGCCGCCAGCAGCGCATCCTCGTCGTCCGTATCGAGGCGCAGATGCGCCTTCACCTCGGCGAGCGTGACCGGCTCCACGGCCGGCGGCATGAGTTCGGCAATGGTCATGGCAATCCTGTCCGATGGAGGGAATGCGGGCGCGGCCGGGAGGAAAACCGCGCCCGCGGCACCGGCGGCAGGGAACGCCCGCCGGTGCGAGGGAAATTGTGAAAGGAAGGCATCGCCCCGCGATCCCTTCTCCCCGCAGCCAAGGAGAAGGTGCCGGCAGGCGGATGAGGGGCAGCCACTGGCAAGGCCCCGAGCCGGGCCGCCCCTCACCCCGACCCTCTCCCCGCAAGCGGGGAGAGGGAGCGCAAAAGCTTGCGCCCGCGGCTCAGCTCACCGCGAATTTCACCAGCTTGATCGCCTCGAAGTTCTGCACCCCGCCGCCGACGCGCTTGGTCGTGTAGAACAGCACATAGGGCTTGGCCGAATAGGGATCGCGCAGCACGCGAACGCCCGTGCGGTCGACGACAAGATAGCCGGCGCGGAAATCGCCGAAGGCGATGGAGAAGCTGTCGGCCTCCACGTCCGGCATGTCCTCGGCCTCGGCGATGGCGAAGCCCATCAGCGAGGCTGCCTGGCCGGGCGTTGCCGGCGGGCGCCAGAGATAGTTGCCGTCGGCATCCTTGAACTTGCGGATGGCGCTCTGCGTCTTGCGGTTCATGACGAAGCTGGCATTCTGCCGGTGCCCCGCCTTCAGCGCATAGATCGTGTCGATCAGCGTGTCGGACGGCCCGCTCGCCTTGAAGGCGCCGGCCGCGCCCGTGGCGATATAGCCGATATTGCCCCAGCTCCAGCCGCTGTCGGCGACATTGGTATAGCTGAGGAACCCCTTCGGCTTGTTGGTGCCGTCGCCGGAAACGAAGGCCGTGCCCTCCTGCTCGCCGAAGACGATGTCGACCTCCGAGGCGATCCAGCTTTCCACGTCCACCGCCGCGTCGTCGAGCAGCGCCGCCGTCGCCGCCGGCATGGCGTAGAGCTCCATGGTCGGGAAGGAGAGCTCGGCAAGCTGCGCCGCGTTGGTCTGCGGCCGCGAGGCCGTCTCCGCCACCCAGCCGCAAACCATGCCGGAGGTCGCGAAAGGCTTCTTCAGCACCGCGCCGGAGACCTGCCGCACCGTCGCCAGCGCCCGGATGGGCGAGGCGGCGGAAAGCCTCCGGCCGATCTCCGTATCGGTTTCCGGCGGCACGAGATAGCCGCCGTCCGCCGCCGAGCCGACCGACATGGCCTTGCCCTCCAGCGCCCGCAGCGCGCTTTCGTCGCCCCGGCGCATATAGGCGGAAAAGGCCGCCTTGTGCTCGGCCACCTCGGGCGAACCCTCGCCGGCACCGCCCAGCGCCGGGCGGGCCTTCTTCAGCGCCAGCCCGTCGAGCACGCGCTTGTGCTCGTCCATGGCGCGGTTGATGCGGTCCACCTTGTCGCGCGTCACCACGTCCGCCGTGAGCTTCTGCTCGATCTCGCCGAGCCTGCGGTCGTTCGTCTCCTTGAAGGCCTCGAAGGCCTCCATGAAGTCGTCGAAGGCGGCGGTCATCGTTTCCGGCACGGCCTTGGTCTCCGGCGCGGTCTTCGTCGTCTGCGTCATGCCTGGTCTCTCCTGTTAGCGTTTCATCATCCGGGCCGCCCGGCGCATGGTGCGCACGAGCTCCGTTTCCCGGTCGCGGAACCACCGCGCATTCTTCACGTTCGACACCCGCGCCGAGGGCAGCATGGGAAAGGTGACGATCGAGATCTCCCAGAGGTCCGCCTCCAGGATGCGGCGCACGCCGCTGCCCCGGTCGGTCCTGGAGCGCACCGTCTGGAAGCCGATGGACAGCCCGTCGAGCGCGCCCGATTTCATGAGCTGCAGCACCTCGCGCGCCCGCGCCACGCCGGGCGAAAGCACGCCCTCGACATAAAGCCCACGCTCGTCCTCGCGGATGGTGCGCCAGCGGCCGATGGGCTCGGCCGGGTCGTGCTGGAACAGCATGCGCACGCCCGAGGCGCCGCGCTTTCGCAGCGACTGCACGAAGGCGCCGGGCGCGATCGCGTCCTTGCCGAGGTCCACCTCGCCGAACAGGCTGGCATAGCCGGAAAACACCCCGTCGCCGGAAACGCCCGCAAGCGTCAGATCGGCATATTTCTTCGTCCGCCAGACCGGCAGGTCGTCGGTTGTCATTGGTCTCTCCTGGAAGGAACTAGGGGTTAGGCAATAGGCAGTGGGGTTCCCGACAAAGCCGCCCCCCTACTGCCTATTGCCTATTGGCTACTGCCTCATCTTCTCCGCCAGCCGCGCCAGCACGCCGAGCCCCCACCAGGCCGAAAGGCTGGCCGCGGCCGAACCGGTCAAAAGCACCTCCGCCGGCCCGAGATAGCCCGCGATGCCGAGCCGGACCGCGATCCACAGCCCCGCCGGCCCGCCGAAGACGAGCCCGCAGGCAAGCCCGGTGAGGAAGCGGCATCCCGCCTCGCGGCGGCTCTTCGGCAGGAGATAGATGAGCGAGACGGCCGCGCCCGCGGACGCGCCGATGAGCCGGGCCGTCCACAGCCCGCCATCGTTTCCGAAGTCAGCCATTGTTAAGCCTCTCAGATTATTATGGAAATTCAGAGTGGCGGCCAAAAGCGGCCGCGATCGCCGGCACGTAGGGGGCCGGCGAGGGTGATCTTTCGAGTCTTTTGAATCCCTTGCGAGGTTTTGCTCGAATTCCGATTCAACGCCTTCAGAGGTTGAATCCGGAGATCGGCAAAGCGATTCACGCTTCCCGTTTATACGTCTGATTTAGCACGAGAATCGTCGCTGCCCCTCACCCTAACCCTCTCCCCGCGAGCGGGGAGAGGCGACGTGCCCTACGCAACGTTGAAGAGTGGGGAAACCGGCGCGGCATATCCCCTTCTCCCCGCTTGCGGGGAGAAGGTGGCCGGCAGGCCGGATGAGGGGCAGCGACGCCCTCTCAATACCCCACCGCCCGCCGCTTCTCCTCGTCCGTCAAAAACCCCGCCGTGCCCACCCGCGCCCAGAGCTCGGAGCGTTCCGCCACGAGCCCGCTCACCTGGTCGAGGTCCGGCACCAGTCGCAGCCCATCTCCCTCCTCGGAGAACCACGCCGCGAAGGACGCCGCCGTGCGGCTGACGAGCGGCAGCACGGTCAGCCGCCAGAATGCGCGGTTGGCCTCCTGGTAATTGGCATAGGTGGCGTCGCCCGGGATGCCGATCAGCATGGGCGGCACGCCGAAGGCGAGCGCGATGTCGCGCGCCGCCCCGTTCCTGGCCTCCACGAAATCCATCTCGCGCGGCGAAAGCCCCATCGCCTTCCAGTCGAGCCCGCCCTCCAGCAGCATCGGCCGCCCTGCGCGCGCCGCGCCGGAATAGCCCTCCTCCAGCTCGCTCTTCAGCCGGTCGTACTGGTCGGGCGAAAGGTTTCCGCCCTCCTTCGGCTGGTAGACGAGCGCGCCGGATGGCCGCGCCGAATTGTCGAGCAGCGCCTTGTTCCACACCGCCGCCGCATTGGAGAGGTCGAGCGCCATGGACGCCGCCTCCAGCGGCGCGAAGCCGAGCTGGTCGTCGAGCGGATGGAAGAGCCTCAGATGCAGAATCGCCTGCCCCTCGCCCGCGCCATGCCGGCGCACATGGTTGCCGGTGCGATACTCATAGGCCTCCGGCCAGCCGTCCCGCCCCTCGATAATGCGCATCCGGTCGGGCCGCAGCAGATGCAACTCGCGCAGCTCCTCGCCCACCTGCACGCCCTCGACGAAGGCGTTGCCGGAGAGCAGGAGATGCCCGTACAGCGTCTCGAAGAAGTCCGTCCCCGCCATGCGCCCGTTCGGCCGGGCCAGCAGCGCGAGGCGAAAATCCTCCGGCTGCTCCGCCTCGCCCTCATAGGCCAGCCAGGGCACCGAGGCCGCCGCCTCGGCGATCATGCGCACCGCCCGGTGCGCCACCGGGTTCTTCATGAAGCCCTCGCGCGACAGCGAGGCATAGGACCGGCTCGACCAGTGCGCCCGGCCCTCGGCCGTCAGCGTGAAGAAGCCCGACGCCTTGGTTTCCGCCGCCTGGCGGCGGCGCGTGAGGAAGGATGGCAGTTTCATGATGTCCTCGGTCGTTATGAAAAGCACAAAAGCCGGCGGAGGCATCGCCCCTCATCCGGCTACCGCCACCTTCTCCCGGCAAGCGGGGCGAAGGGACATTTGGGAGCGTTTTCCTCCCCATCGACATTGCTTACCAAGCGAGCGGGCGACCCCAATCCCCTTCTCCCCGCCTGCGGGGAGAAGGTGGCGGCAGCCGGATGAGGGGCGCCTACCCACCCAGCGCCGCCAAAAACGCCCGTCCGTACAAGGCAACCCGTTCCGCCCGGTCGAGCCCGTTGACGATCCGCCGCGCGCCCACCCAGTCCGAACCGCTGCCCGAAAAATGATCCGCCAGCCGCCGCCCTGTGAAGACGCCCTGCAGCATGCCGGCGAACAGGATCTCCACCGACACCGCCAGTTCCATCGCCCGCCCCGGCCGCGCGACGAGGTCGACGCCCGTCAGCGCCGAAAGCCGCTCGTAGTTCCGCCGGTGGGTGATCTGCACCAGCCCGCGCCCGAGCCAGCTCTTGCCGTCCGCGTCCCGCCGCCAATAGGGCGCGGAGACCTGCGGCAGACGCCCCTCGGAAAATGCCCGGTCGAGTTGCGCAATGGCCGCCGCGTCGCTCGCGGCGAAGGTCTCGCGGACCGGCTGCATGCGCCCGCCCGTCTCGTGATGGGCCGTCGCCAGCATATAGGCGAGGAAGCGGCGGTCGTCCGTCTCGCCGCCCCGCTCGAAGCGGTCGAGAAGCGCCGTCATGCCGCGCACCTGGCCGCGCGCCAGCCGCCCGCCGTAAGGCGTCCCGCGCACGGCATCGAAAAAGACCTTGCGGTCGATATCCATCGTCAGATCCCCCGTACCCGCGGCTCGCCCTGCCGGTCGATCACCAGGGCCGTCAGCGCCCAGACGAGCGCGTCGAGCCGGTCCGGCGAGCGGCCGGAGGAAAGCCCGTCCGGGCCGAAATCGCACATCTGGTCCTCCAGCTCGGCGAAGGCGCCGGCATGGGCGACGCGCCCCTGTTCGTAGAGCGCCGCCACCGGCTCCGCGCGCAGGAATTTCCCGCGCGTCGCCCGCACCGTCGAAACCGGCAGGTTGGCGTCGACGCTCTTCAGCATCGCCGTCACCATGTCGCCGCCCTGGTTCACCTCGGCCACCACCCGGTCCGCGTCGAAGCGCCGGAAGGCGCGCACCACCGCGCCCGCCCAGCCCGCCGGGCTCGCGCCCGTCACCGATCCATCCGCCAGCACCACCGCGCGTCCGCTGCCATCCAGCCCCGCCACCACGATGCCGCAGACCGAAGCCGCGGACGCCGTCGCCGGCGGATCGACCGCCACGACGATGCGCGACAGCGGCCCCGGCTGGCGCAGCCGGATCGCCTCCAGCCGCGCCCTCGTCCACAGCGCGTCCTCGCGGTCGGCGATCAGCTCGCCGTCGAGCTCCTGCCGCCCGAGCCGCGTGCCGCCGTAGCGGTCGGCCATGGCGGAAAGGAAGCCCGGCGAGAGGTTCTTGGCATTGTCGGCGGTCGCGATGCGCCGCACCGCTGTCGCCGGATCGGCGGCGAGCGCCCGCAGCAGCGGCACCGGGCGCGGCGTCGTCGTCACCAGCACGCGCGGATCGTCGCCGAGGCGCAGGCCGAATTGCAGCATGTCCCAGGTCTCCTGCGCGTGCTTCCATTTGCCGAGTTCGTCGCACCAGCCGAAATGGAACTGCGGCCCGCGCAGGCTTTCCGGATCCTCCGAGGAGAAGATCTGCCCGATGGACCCGTTCGGCCAGACGAGCCGGCGACGCGAGGCCTCGAAGTCCGGCCGGAAACGCCGCGCAATGCGGCAGATGCCCGACACGCCGTCGATCATCACCTCGCGCGCGTCGCCGAGCGTTTCGGCCACCAGCGCGATGCGGCTTTCCGGCCGCGCCAGCGCCAGCGCATGCACCCATTCCGCGCCCGCCCGCGTCTTGCCCGAGCCGCGCCCGCCCATCAAAAGCCAGACCCGCCAGTCGCCCGACGGGGGCGTCTGTGCGGTGCGGCAGGTGAAGTGCCAGCCGCGGAGCTGGTGCAGGGAGCGGGGGACAAGCCGTTCGTTTGAAGACGAAGGTACATCGGGCGAGCCCCTCATCCCCCTGCCGGGACCTTCTCCCCGCAGGCGGGGAGAAGGGTGGGATGCCGGGGTTTGCGCTCCGTCAGACGCGATTTCGTAGGAGGGCGCGTCGAGCGAGCCCCTCATCCCCCTGCCGGGACCTTCTCCCCGCAGGCGGGGAGAAGGGTGGGATGCCAGGGTTTCCTTCCCATCGGTCGTTGCCGGAGGATGAGGCATGTCCCCGATCCCCTTCTCCCCGCTTGCGGGGAGAAGGTCCCGGCAGGGGGATGAGGGGCAATCTTTATCGACCGCCCCTCGCCGCCCCAGCCCCGCCTCCAGCGCATCGCCCGCTTCTGCCAGTGCCGCCCGTCGTTCCTCGATCATCCTCAAGCCCGCGGCCGCCGCCTTCACAGTCCTGTCCAGTTTCTTGCGCGCCGCCCGGCAGGCCAGCCGCTCCCTACGGCCCGCCTTCCATGGCCGCGGCAGCATCGCCGCAAGCCCCGGCTTCCCGCATCCAGTCCCGTTTCGCGGCATGCATCCGCTCCTTCACGCGTTCTTCCACGAGCCGGTCGAATTCCTCGATCAGCGCCGCCTCGTCGTCCTCTCCACCGGCTTCCGCCTCGGTGCGACCGGCGATCAGCGTGCGCTGCAGGCTGTCGATCTTCTCCAGCGTGCGCACGATCAGCGAGACGGCCTCGATGGCCGCCTTGGCGTCGGTCTGGGCCAGCTTGCGCGCAGCCTCGTCGCCGGCCTCGTCCGCATCGCGCTCGGCCAGCACCTTCTGGCTCTGGAAGCGCTGGAAGCGTTCGCGCAGCTCCTTGGTCATTTCGAGAAGCATGGCCTGCATGTCGAGGAAGGCATCGCCCGGCGCTTCCGCCTTGGTGTCGAGCACCGGCGCCGCGCCGCTCTCGAGGCCCGCGCCCTTTGCCGAAAGCCCGTCATAGACCGCCCATTCCGGCAGGATGCCGTAGAGGTCGGGATCGATCGTCATATCCGTTTCCATCGCAAGGCCCGAAAATGAAAAGGCGCCCGGTCCGAAAGGAACGAGCGCCTGCCAAAATCTCAT